AGTTAGGTAAGACAAAAGTAGGATATTTTTATTTACCTGATGATGAATACTTTCATAAATCATTAAAGCAACCTCTAAAAAAAATAAATAGTAATGAGTATGGGTGTCCTTCTATTGGTGGACTATATAACAGAATGTATTCTTTAAATGCACTAGCTTCAGTAGAAGTAGAATTTGGTGTAAGAAATGGTGAACCATACTATGAATACGAAATAGATACAAATGTTCACCGAGCTACAGAACTTATGCATAATTTTTTAAATGATAAATTACAAGTTAGATTAAGTAATAAAGGTTCTTGTACATTACAGTTTTTAACACCAATTATATTAGTTACTGATGATAAAGATTTAGAATTAACTTTGTTACAACCTCAACATAATATAGATATAGACAATGCAGTATTTATAAATGGTGGATTTCATCCTTATGGTTGGTTAAGAATACTTAATGCTGCATATGTACAAGAAGATATAAACAAACCTTCTAAAATAAAGTTTGATGTTAATAAAGAAATATATACTATATTTCTTAACAAGCAAGTAAATTTATTTGAAATAAATCCTGATAAAAAAATATTAGATTATTTAGAATATTCACATAGAGCAACTGAATACCACGTTAATATAAAGAAAATATTTAAGAGAGTGATGAAGCAACGACCTAAGCGTATGCTATAATCCATCATCATGGATTACTTAGTAGGATTTTTAATAGGTTATTATACACCTAGATTTTTTAATTACTTAAGGAAGTTAGCTGATTATAGAATCATAGAAGACTTTGAATTTGAATGGATAGAAGAGGATGACCAACAATAACGGCTATACAAACAAAGAAATGCTCCACCTTATTAGGGTAGAAGTACAAGATTTACATAAAAGGATAGATTACTTACACGAAAAAATAAATAAAACTCCTACAAGAGCTGAAATAGTTGGATGGTTAGTTGGATTAAGTAGCACAGCTGCCTTCTTAAATACTATAATGTAATTATGGAAATGAAAATAAACCCTAGTCAGATAATACAAGGCGGTTTAGCTGCCTTAGTAGCTTGGTTATTTAGAACTGTACAACAATTAACTAATGAAGTAGCAGTACTAAAGGCAGAGATTGTCAATGCTAATGATAGATTAGCTGAGGTATTAACTGTGATAAGCGGTATATCTGGAGAGATAACAGAAATAATATGGAAGATAGGTGGGTAATGGGCGACTGCTGTGGCAACTGTAACTGCGGAGGTTAATAAGTTATTAAGGATACTAATAGTATGTCTATTAATATTTCCTATACCTGTATTAGCTGATGAAACAACTGTAACTGAGGGCTTTGATAACCAACAGATTAACGAAGATATTACGTTCGTGTATGGCGGTAACGATACTGCTATTGCTGCCGAAGCTGATTGTAACAATAGCATGGCTCCTGGAGGAATCCACATTGAAGATATGGATTGCCATGGTTCTCAATACTATGGAGCAGATAGATACCAGATTGGATTACGTAGTTCAACAGACGCACTTACTATTGCATTCCCTAACTCAGAAACTAAACCAATTACTGAAGTAGGTTTAAGGTATGGTGCTAGAGAATCTACAGGTACAGCTACTGTTTACTATGATGATGATACAACTTCAACAATAAACTTTATTAATACTTGGGATGCTGCAGACCCTCAGACTGTAGAGAATAGTACAGCAACATTATCTGTGGTTGCACCCAGCGGAACAACTATAAACGAAATTATAATACCTGGAGCTTCAGATAATTTACAGGACTGGTGGTTAATAGATGATGTTTATTATAAATATACTGCAACAACTCCTACAACAACTACAACAACTACTACTGTACCTCCTCCTGCTCCAGAGCCAGAGCCAGAGCCAGAGCCTGAACCAGAGCCACCACCTCCACCACCACCTGTAATAGTAGAGATAGGTGGAGAAGAAGTTGAATATACTCAATCAGAAGTTGATGATGGAACTGTTGAAAGAGATATGGAAAGATTAGATAACCTAGAAGAATATGGTTGTGANATGACTGATGCTCAAATAGAGCGTGGTGACTGTATGATAATAGAAGAAGAGGAGATAGAAGAGGAGATATATGAAACAGAACTTACCGAAGAAGGAGAGCTTCTTGAAGATGATGTTATTGTATTGGAGGTGGCAGATGATAATGAAATTGAAATCATCGAAGTCATTGAACTTACTGAGGAAGAGGAAGTAATCCTTGAGATTGAAGAATATATAGAAGAGATAGAAGAATTTGAAATAGAAGTTATTATTATAGAAGAGGAAATAGATTTAATAGATGTATTAATAGCTAATGATATATTTCCACCAGACCCAGAAGATGTACTAACAGATTTGGAGAGTGTACAAGATGAGTTACGTGAAGAGACAGATGGAGGAGGAGAACCAGAGGATACAATTGATGAAAAAGTTAAAGAAAATGTCGAGGAAGTTTTGGATGAGTCGATACAGGAAGTTGTTAGTGAAGATATTTCAACCACAACATTACCGAGAGTGGAAGATGAAGAACCTATAGAAATTACGGAAGAGATAATTGAAGAAGAGATTATAGAGATTGAAGAAGTTATTGATATTGATATAGAGATAGTAACAGAAGAAGAACTAGAAGAATATACAGAAGAGGAGATAATTGAATATGAAGAAGCTAAAGAAGAAGCAATACAAGAGTTTGTACAAGAGCTTGAAACCGAAGAAGTTATAGAAGTTATAGAAGAAGTTAATGATATAGGTGTACAAAATCTATCCGAAGCCACACAGGAAACACAGGCGGTAGTACAGGCTGTAGTTGAAGAAGCTATTGAAGAGATAGAAGAACTTACAGAAGAACAGGTAGAAGTTGTGGCTGAAGTATTAGGATTAGAAGAGACAGAAGATGTAGCTATAATAGCAGAAGCAGCAGATACAGATACTGTGGTTGCACAGGCCGTAGAAGAATATGTTGAAAGAGCTGTAGAAAATAAAGAAGTAGAGAACTATACACTTGCTGATGTTGTAACAGAGGTACAGTACGAGGAGTTCTTAGAGAATCCAATAGAAGTATTTGTAGATTTTGAGGATATATCGGAGATAACCCTTGATAATATTGGTGATGATATGACACAAGACCAGAGAGAAAAAGCACAAGAGGTTGTAGTCCCAGTAATTTTGACTAGAATAGTTAGCATGGCAGCATTTGTATTGAGGAAATCATAATGTTTAGAAAGATATGGGCTTGGCTCATTGAGATAATTAAAGAAACTTTAAATCTTAGTTGGACTTTAGTAGGTTTAGTTATAGCTACACTTACATTGACAGGTTCAGCTCAACAGGTTACAGGTCTTGCGACTTTAATTACATTAGCCGTATGGTTACTTACCATAGGGTTTAGGAAGGATAAGAAGAAGAATGAAAGAAAAGCAACGTCAAGATAAATGTTGTAGAATAACTTTACATAACAACGGTTATACTAATATAACTATATGTAATAGTAAGTTTGGACATAGATAATGCCGAATATATTTAATGAACCTAAAGAATTAAAGAAGTGGGCTATGAAATTAGCTAACTCTTGTGGTGGTCAGCAAGTATCTACGGGTGCTATACTAACAAAATTAGATATGAACAAGGTTATATCTTTAGTAGAAGTATTTGTTAATGACCACAATGAATACACAACAGCAGTAGAACAAGCTGAGAAAGAAGAAGAATGAAACTACAAGTAATAAGAACACAGTTCGGTAAGGATGCAACCAATGGGATGTTGTTTATAGATGGTATCTTTGAGTGTTATACACTAGAAGACCAGTACCAAGCAGTTAAAGTGATGCATGAAACCTGTATACCTGAAGGTANATACGATATTAAGTTTAGAAAAGTAGGTGGATTCCATGAAAGATATNCTGNTAAGTATCAGAACGCACACTATGGTATGTTACATATACAAGATGTNCCTAACTTTACCTATATATTAATTCATAGTGGGAATACCGACGAGCANACCTCAGGTTGCCTGATAGTTGGAGAGACACAACAAGACTTAGATGTAAGTGATGATGGCTTTATAGGTAGCAGCGTGGTTGCGTATAAGAAAATGTATTCAAAGGTAGCTAATCAATTACTACAAGGTAAGTCAGTAACTATTGAGTACACAACTATTGATAAGTTATTAAATAAAGAACTATCTAATAAAGCTACTGATGATGTGATACTTACAAGCACAGTTATGGAGAAATTACAAGAGATAAACGGGAATGTGTTGACAGGAAATGCTATGCTTAAAGGTAGATTAATAAATTAATGTTACAAAAGATTAGAGCAAGAACATCTAAAGGTACATTCAAGAAGGATGTGATGTGGACCCCTTGGAACGAAGCATGGAGTTATAAAATGAGTGAAGAACTAAAAGATGTTATCGAAAGAACCATCTGGACATTCATCGAGGCCTTTATCGGTGCCTTGACTGTCGCTCCATTAGTTGGTGTAGACGCTGGAGCACTCCAGTTGGCTGCGTTAGCTGGTGGTGGTGCTGCATTAGCAGTAGTTAAGACATACGCTAAAAAACAAATCAGTAAGTAGTCTTAATGCCTATATCTAAAAAAGGTAAGAAGAAGTCTTATGGTAAAAAACCAAGAAAGAAGACACGCTACTAAACACTGTAAGAAATGTAGTACTCTTTTAGAATTATATAAATCACATTACGTATGTAAAAATTTAGGATGTATTAAGTATATGGTTAAAGCTAAGAGGAAAGCTAAGCCTAAGACTTAGCTTCCTTTAGTTTATCTATCCATTCAGATGCATTCTTCTTAGTCATTGTACCTTCAACTAGCATCTTCATAGCTTCGTTAGCTACTTGCTTAGCTTCTGCACTACCACTATCTGTACATTCAGTAGCTAAAGTTTGAATAAACTTCTTTTGTGCATCGCTAACTGGTTCGCCTTCCCATTTACCACTAGGTATGTCTACCATTCCGTCTCCTTGTATCTCAACAGCATCAGTAAATACACTTTGTACTTTCTCAACGCCATTCATTTCATCAAAGGGTTTCATCTTTGAACCCTCAGCTTTATGTTTCTCATAAAAGTCTTCTGCAAAATCCATGAACATCTTCTGTTGTTCCATGTCCCATAGCTCCATATCT